GCGTTTTGGTTTTGGGTCAACGGCATTTCAGGCCGTCTGAAAGAGGCGGACAAGCGCATTGACGACCTTAAAGAGGAGCTGCACGCGGTCAAGCTCTCTTATCACACCAAGCAGGATGCCCAAGCCGACCGAAAAAATATCGCGGCGTCTTTGGAGCGCATCGAAGACAAACTTGAAAAAATGAATGAAAAATTAGACAGGAAAGCGGACAAATGAGCGACCCGATTTTAGAAGCCTTGGCGCGTATCGAAGCCAAGCAGGATGACCTGCTTGCCAATCAGGCGCGCATGGACGAGGAATTGCAGCAAATTAAGAAAGACTGCAAGAAATCTGCTGCGGTTTATGGCGGTCTCGGCGGCGTGATTGTAACAACGGGTTGGGAACTGCTGCGAGCCAAGTTCGGAGGCTGATATGGCACACCCGAAAGAAACCCGCGAAAAGCTGCGCCGACTGTACGTCAGCGACGGTCAGACGCTCGAAATCGCGGCGATGATGTGTGAAATCCCAACAGCTACCGCCCGAAGTTGGAAACGTGCCGCCAAAGAGACCGGCGACGATTGGGACAAAGTGCGCGCCGCCTACACGCTTGCGGGCGGCGGCATCGAAGACTTGAGCCGCTCGCTATTGGCGGGGTTTTTGGTGCAGTACCAATCGACGATGACGATGTTGCAAGACACATCTATTGAAGAGCTGATGCCGTCCGAGCGCGCCAAACTGTTGGCGAGCCTGTCGGATGCGTTTACCAAGACCGTGGCGGCAAACGCCAAAGTAATGCCGGAAACGTCAAAACTGGCGACGGCGATTGAGGTGTTGGAATTGTTTGGCGAAGTAGTCAAAGAGCGATACCCGCAACACTTGCAGGCTTATGTCGAGTTGGTCGAGCCGCTGGGCGTGGAAATTGAAAAGAAATACAGGTAAGCGATATGCAAAAAGTTGAATACACGCATAAGGGCTGGTTTTTATTTTGCCCGATTTGGATTGCCGATTGGGAAAGTGAAACTCCTGTTGTCGCACCACGCTATAAGCTGGAGCCGTTGTTTTGGCTGGCCGACCAGTTTTTTTACTTTATGTCGTCCATGAATGAAATGAAAACGGGAGAGCCGTTGCCCTTTTGTTTCATGGTTAATCAAAAGCCGCTGAAAAAGCCGGTTGTCCACTATTACGAATAAAACATGAAGTCCAAAGAGTTTTTAAAGTCGCTTGCCGAATACGCCGCCCAACTCCGCCAAACCATCGAGGCGGAGGCGGACGGCTTTGATGCGTCACCGGCAGCCATTGCTGAGCGTCGGGCGAAAGTATTAGACCCTGTGCATGGTTACGAATATTTCGTCAATACCTACTTCCCTCATTACGTCAGGTCGTCTGAAAAGTCGGAACTGCATGAATTTCTGTTTTCCCGCCTGACCGAAATCCTACAACAGCCCGAAGGCATCAACGAAGCAGACGCTGCTCCGCGTGGCGAAGCAAAATCGACGCTGGTTACGCGTTTATTCTCGCTTTGGACGGTGATTACCGGCGCGAAAAAGTTTATCGTCATCGCGATGGACAGTATCGACCAAGCCTATCCGATGCTGGAAGCCATCAAGGCGGAACTTGAATTTAACCCGCGTTTAAAAACCGATTTTCCTGAGATGTGCGGACAAGGTCGGGTTTGGCAGGCGGGGACGATTGTTACCGCATCCAACGTCAAAATCCAAGTCTTCGGCTCGGGTAAGAAAATGCGCGGCATGGTGCATGGTGCATTCCGCCCCGACCTTGCCATCCTTGATGATATTGAAAACGACGAGATGGTGCGTAACCCCGACCAGCGCGACAAGCTGGAAATGTGGCTTAAACAAACCGTCTTGCCGTTGGGCGCGGTCGGTACCAAGTTTGACGTGATTTATATCGGCACGATTTTGCACTACGACAGCGTATTGAGCCGCACCCTGAATAACCCGTTTTGGAGTACGCACAAATTCAAAGCGATGAAACGCTGGCCTGACCGCATGGACTTGTGGGACAAATGGGAAGAGTTGTATCGCAACGACGGCGCGGCGGTAGCCGAAGCGTTTTATCTCGCCAACAAAGACGAGATGGAGCGCGGCGCGGTCACTTCTTGGGCGGCTCGCGGCGTATTGGCATTGATGAAAATCCGTGCGCGTGACGGTCATGCGACATTTGACAGCGAGTATCAAAACGACCCGGTCAGCGGCGAAGATGCGCCGTTTGCGGAAAACATCAAATACTGGTCGGAGTTGCCCGATGATTTGGTGTACTACGGCGCACTCGACCCGTCATTGGGTAAGGCGGGCGCGGGGCGTGACCCGTCGGCGATTTTGGTCGGTGGTTATCAGAAATCAACAGGCCGTCTGTTTGTAACTGTTGCCCAAGTCAAAAAACGCCTGCCCGATTTGATTATTGAGGACGTGATCCGCATTCAAAAAGAGGCGCGGGTCAAGCCGGTGTTGTGGGTGGTGGAGACGGTGCAATTCCAAGAGTTTCTCAAGGATGAGCTGATTAAGCGCGGGGCGCGTTCGGGTGTGCATATTCCGGTGCGCGGTATCAAGCCGTCTTCGGACAAGATGTTGCGGATTGAGACCTTGCAGCCGCACATGGCAAACGGTTTGATTCTGCTCAACCCCGACCAAAAGACCTTAATCAGCCAGTTGCGCCATTTCCCGAAAGCCGACCATGACGATGGCCCCGATGCGTTGCATATGCTGTGGATGGCGGCAACGACGGGCAATGTGTCAAACAGAGCGCGTGCGATTGATTTGCCTGCGCCGATGTTGGAGATTTAAAAATGTGTGACGGAAGAGAACGTATAACTGCTCGTGAAAAAGAGCTGACAGAGGATGTTGAGTACCTCGAGCGTGGTTTGGATAAAGCGATTGCACATCTGCAAGAGGTTGTCTCCTGCTATAAGGCTGGGCGGCTATTAAATCTACATTTTATTGTCGCTGGAATTGAAGGTTTTTTAGCGGCTCGCGGCGAAGAGTATTGATTTTAAGGTCGTCTGAAAACGGTTTCAGACGACCTTTGGAGTAAGAAAATATGTTCGGATTGATTAAAAGCGCAACACGAAAAACAGCCATCAAGACATTGACGAGCGCGACTGAAGACGCGTTGGAAAGCCTGTTTTCTAATATGGAAGGCACGGACTCTCTACTATCTCGCCTCGGCGTGGACAGACAGCAGGCGTTGGACGCGGTATCGGGCGACGATGAGGTTGCCGCCTGTTTGGAGGATTTGCATTCCGCCATGCAGAACAAGGCGTGGCGCATTTATGGCGAGGACTTGAATGACGATGACAAAGACCGCTTGTGGAAAACGCTGAAACGCCATCTGCCCGCACTTGCTGAAATCGTGTTGACGGCGCGTTTGGGCGGATATGGTGTCGGTCGGTACGTTTATCAGCCCGAACCCGACGGTTTTTTAACGATTAAGCATATCAGCAACAAAAGCGGCGAATTGGCGAAATACGTTCCCTACCGCGACGGCTCGCTGGTGTATCGCGGCAGCGGTGGCGAGGAAGCCTGCAATACGGACGTGCTGTATCTCTTTATTACCCACCGCGCCACTTCAACCAATCCTGCGGGCGAAATGGCGGCGGCGCGGCTGTATGCGCCGGTTGCGTTGCGTAAAAAAGGCTTTGTCTATGCGGCGCAATTTATTACACGCTACGCCCAGCCTTATCTGATTGCCAAAATCCAAGCCAACAGCAACGACGACCACGACAGCTTCATGAGCCGATTTTACCGCTTTGTTTCCGGCGGCGCGTTGAGTATCGAACGCGAAGACGATGTGATGATGCTGCAAAACAGCGCGGATGGTCAGGCATTCCGCCGACTGGAAAACCTTGCCAATGCGCGTATCCAAAAAACACTGTTAGGCAAAGTAAAAACCAGCGACCTTGAGACCGCCAGCCGCGCCAGTCAGGAAACCGAAGAAAACAACCGCGACGAGCGTATCGGCGCGTATCTTGCCCTTTTGTCCCGCGCGGCGCAGCACTTTATCGACGCGCTTGTGATGGTCAACAACGCCTACGGCAAGCCGATTAATGCGCCCAAAGGCGTATGGTTTGAGTTTGAAGACGAAATCAAGGTTGATAAGACCCGCGCCGAACGCGACAAGATGTATATGGATACGGGGCAGCTCGTGTTGACCGAAACCTACTACCGCGACATCTTGGGCTTTGAGCCGGAACATTTCGAGCTGCGCGACCCGAAAGCGTCGTCTGAAAACCCTGCGCCCGCCAAATTCAGCCTGCGACTGTCTGACGCTCTTGCCCATAATGCGCCTGATACGGCGGAGCAGGCAATCGCACGCCCGAAAATGGAAGCGGTGTTGGGTTTGTTGGAAAGCTGCAAAGACTACGCCGAATTTGAGGCGAAACTGTCCGAGCTTGATTTGAGCAAAGGCGACAATCTCTTGATTCAGCGTTTGGTTTCAGACGGCCTTTTGGCTTGGGCTGACGGAGCGGACGATGGACGGAATTGAATACAACTTCGCGGGGCTGGTCGATAAAGCCGCCTTCGAGCATTTCAAAGCCAAGAAAATCCTGCCCGGTTTCAGTCATTACGACGTTTGGTTGTATCAGCACAGCCTCGCGTTTACCGTCGCCAAGATGATGGACGCGGATATGCTCGCCGAAGTCAAAGATGCCATCGAATCCGCGCAGCAAAACGGCACGGCATTCGCCGATTTTAAAAAGCGTTTAAAACCGTATTTGATGGCGAAAGGTTGGTGGGGCGAGCAAGTGATGACCGACCCGCTGGACGGCGAGCCGAAATTGGTACAGCTCGGCAGTACACGCCGCCTGAAAACCATTTTCAACACCAATATGCAGACCGCCTTTGCGGCGGGGCAATGGCAGCGGATTCAGGCAAATAAAAAAGCCCTGCCGTATTTGCGCTACAACCATTCCGCCGCCGGGCATCCGCGTGACAGCCATAAACGCTACTACGGCTTAGTCCTGCCGGTTGACCACGATATTTGGAAAGTCATCTTTCCGCCCAACGGCTACGGCTGCAAATGCTCGGTTTCCGCACTGACCCGTCGGCAGGCGGAGCGCGAGGGTATCAGCGGCGAGCCTGATGTGGATATGGTTGAGTTTACCAATCCGCGCACAGGCAAAACGGTATTGATACCCGACGACATCACGCCGAGCTTCGCGCACAACCACGGCGACCGATTGGGCGCGATGGACGCACTGTTTGGCGAGAAAAACGGCGAAGAGGCACTGGCCGCCATGATTGCCGAGCGCGAGGCGTGGCTGGACAAGCGGTATAGCGTGCCGTCTGATAAAGTGGCGGTGTTGGCTTTGTCGGACAAGATGTCGGGAAAAGAAGTGCGCAGGTTGACAAAAGAGCAGTCTGCCAACAATACCAAAGACCACGAAGCGAGAGCTGCGGCAGCGTGGCAGGCTGAAACGGGCGACAGGCTGGAAGTGTTTGATTTACCCGTAGAGAAAGGTAAGGGTCAAGCCGATTATCTGATTGTTTCAGACGACCTGCCCCGTGAGGAATGGGTAAAACTGGATTTTATGTTTACCGAAAATCCAGAACGTGCGGAATTGATGAACCGTTATTTTGCGCCCACCGCCGGGGCGTGGAATACTAAGGTCGATAAGATTCAGGAACATTTTGATAAAGCCGATATTGTCCCGCTTGATTTACGCCATCTGAATGCGGCAAACCGGCATAAATTGTTGCAGTATGTGTTATCATTGCCGAAAGAACAGCGGGATAAAGTCCGCTTATTGGTAAAAATATCGGAGTAAGTCATGCCGTCTGAACTGTATGTCAGCCGCGAAGTAAAAGTATTTTTAGGCGGGAAAACCGCCCCGTCCGAATTGTTGGACTATCTGTACCCGCGTCTTGCTGAAATTGACAAGGAAGCAGCCGAGCAAATGCAGGGCGAGTTTTCGGGCTGCGTATTTTCGATTGCGGATTTGTCCGCTGCGGCATTCGCCCGTGTGCGCGGATGGATACTTGAGGCTGCTGAAAAGTCCGAGTGGATTAAGCCGTACAAGTCCGATTTAAAAACCGCGCTTGAAGCTGATCCGAGATTTAAACCTGTATAACTCCGAAGGCCGTCTGAAACCGACTCAGACGGCCTTTTTCATGAACGCTCAAATTCCGCGTTTTAACGCGTTTAAATGCTTGGGGTAAGCAAAGATATATCCAGCATTTTAAAATCAATCCTAGAGGCTTCTAAAACGCCCCTGAATTGAATCTTAAATAGATGAACTGCGCAAGGCCGTCTGAAACCTGATATTCGGGTTTTAGGCGGCTTTTGCATTTGGATTGGGAAGTGAAATCCTGCCGTCCGTCTTTTTGAACTTGGCAAGGCAAAATGGAGCAATGGATACGAACAACACCCCCCTCAAAATCAAATTGTCTGCCGCGCTGCCGGTTGCCCTGGCGACCGGTGCCGACAAGGTGCGTACTTTTAAAGGCGTTGCCAATTCGGGCAAGCCGTTCGGCTACGGCGGTTATCAGACAGTCGTCGATTTGGCCCAGCTGTCGCACAAAGCGTCCGTCCCCGTCCTGTTGGAGCATTCCCCCGTCAAGATGGCGGGCGTGTGCAGCCTGTCGGTAACGGCGGACGGCCTGATTGCGGAAGGTAGTCTGTTGTCCAACGAGTTTGGCACGCAGATCGCCGAAGCAGCCGACCAAGGTTTCCCTTGGGAAATGTCGGTTTACGCGCAGGCGGAATCCTACGAGGAGCTGGCGGCGGGCGCAGTATTGTCCGTCAACGGTAACGAGGTAACCGGGCCGGCCGTCATCCTGCGCCGTTGTGCGATACGCGAAGTATCGTTTACCGCCGTCGGCGTGGACGGCGAGACGGAGGCGGTGGTGTTGTCGGACGGCAGCCCCTTGCCGGATATTTTTAAACAACCTTTGGAGTTATCTATGACACCCGAAGAAAAGAAAGCGTTTGACGACCTGAAAGCGGAAGTCGATACGCTCAAGGCTGAAAAAGCCGAAGCCGAGAAAAAGCTGAAAGAAGCCGAAGCGGCTGCCAAGAAAAACCAAGTCAAGGCGAAATTGTCCGCCGCCGGCTTTAAGGAAGGCGAAAACGGCAAGTTTGAAGGCTTGTCCGACGCTACCATGACCGTGCTTTTGTCTGCCGACATTGAAGCGGCAGAAGCCATGATTGCCGATCTGAAGCCGAAAGCCACCCAGTCTGCCGTACCACCCGCACTGTTGAGCGAAGGCGCAGGCAAAGACGAATCCGAACACACCGGCGAGGCGGAGGGCAAGTTCTCCGTAGCCAGCCACAAAGGCTTATTGGGAGGCTCTTATGTCTAAAGCCAAAACCGAAATCCTCGGCCCTGTTATTTCCGACTTTTTGAAATATGAAGCGACGCCGTTAACGCGTGTGGCTGTTGATGCCGATGCCGGTACTAAAGCGGGTAGTTTTGTGACGTATCCGCTACGTAATAAAAAACTTGTTGCTTTAACAGATGAAGCTGATGGGAAAGTTATTGTTCAGCCTCTCAATTGCATCATTGAGTGTAAGGATATTTTTATCCAGGCTAAAGCTGCATTTCAGTCCGACGCGGTTATGAAAAAAGAAGGTGACGCGTATGGAATTGTTTACGTAAACCTGCAGAAATTCGGTGCATCTGATGCTTAATTATTTGAAATAAGGAAAAAAATATGCCTTTATCTGACAACAGCAAATTCGGCGTGCAGGCTTTGACCACCGCCGTCAACAAAATCGACCCGGGCGCAAGCCAAATCCGCGAACTGGGTATTTTCGAACCCGAATATCTGACCACCACCTACGCCGACATTGAGTTCCAAGACGGCAAAGTCCACTTGGTAGCCAGCAAAGAGCGCGGTACGGCCGGCCAGGCGGTCGAAAGTCCGAAACGCACCGTGCGTACCGTCAAAATCCCACACCTGCCGATTCATGACGTCATCCGCGCGGACGACGTGCAGAACCTGCGTGCTTTCGGCACGACCCAAGCCGCGACCGTCATGGACAAGGTCAACGAAAAGCTGGCCGGCGGCAAATCCGACCTTGAATACACCCGTGAGCATCTGATGCTCGGCGCGTTGCAAGGCAAGATTTTGGATGCGGACGGCAGCGTGATTTTGGACATCAATACCGATTTCAAAGTGCAGCGCAAAACACAAGACATCGAATTGTCGAAAGACACGACCAAAGTCGGCGCGGTATTGGACAAGCTCTTGTCCGAACAACGCCAAAAATTCAACGGTGCGCAAGTGCGCGGCTGGGTTGTCTATTGCGGCATGGAGTTTTTGAGTGCGCTCAAAGAGCATAAGTCCATCTTCGAAGTGTACAAACGCTTTGACGAAGCACGCGCCTACCGTGAAGGCGATACGCTCAATCCGACCGAGTTCGTCCACAAAGGCATCCGCTTTATCGAGTATGCCAACCATTTCGGCAGCGACGCCGACATCGGTGCGGACAAAGCCATTCTGCTGCCGGTTGGCCGCAATCTCTACAAAGAGTATTTCGCGCCTGCCGACATGAACGCGACCGTCAACACCCGCGCCCTGCCGTATTACGCCAGCCGCGAGAAGTTGCAGCATGACAAAGGCTGGAGCCTGCATATCCAATCCAATCCATTGCCGATTGCGCTGCGCCCCGAGTTGTTGGCAACGCTGACTATGTCTTAAACGGATTTCAGACGGCCTTTAAGGCAGTTTTAAAGGCCGTCTGAAAACGGAGGACGGCATGATTACCATCCAAGACATGATTACCCGCTTCGGCGAGCAGGAAATGGCGGAGCGGTCGAATCATGAGAACTACGAAACCATAGACGAAGCGGTGATGGCGGCGGCAATTGCCGACGCGGAAGAAGAAGCGGCAAGCTACCTTCGGGCGGCGAAACTGTTTTTTACCAACGACACCGCGCCGCAGGTTTTGAAAATCAAAGTCTGCGACATTGCCCGCTACTACCTCTACGACGACGCGGTAACAGGTATTGTGGAGGAGCGTTATCAGTCGGCAATCGCTTGGCTGAAGATGGTCGTCAAAAATCCGAATATGTTGGACGAGAGCCGCGTATCGGATGACCGCAGACCATCAACGTGTGCTGTTTATGTCAATGCCGAGCCCGATTTACGGGAATGGCTGAAGGAGTAGGCAATGCGGATTACGGTATCACACGACTTGTCGCGCATCGCCCAAAGCCTGAACCGCCTGTCGGGCAGGTTGAACGGCAGCCTTGAAGAGCCTTTACGCGCTATCGGCGGCATCCTCGAATCATCGACCCGCCGCCGTATCGCCGAAACCAAAACCGCGCCTGACGGCAAACGCTGGCAGGATGTCAGCCCCGCTACGGCAGAAGCCAAAAACGGACGCGGCGGGATTTTGGTGGACTACGGCAACCTCTTGGCAAGCATTACGCACGAGGCATCGGCAAAAAGCGTGATTACCGGCTCGGTAATGGGCTACTCGGTTTATGTGCAGGAAGGCACGAAAACCATGCCGGCGCGTCCGTTTTTGGGCTTGTCTTCGCAAGATTATCAGGACATTGACGATTTAATGTCCGATTGGCTGGAAGGATTGATTGTCTGATATGGCTTTAAAACAGCATGAAAACTTATTGGCGGTCTATCCCGAAATCCTAGGCCGTCTGAAAACCGTCAAAGGCATTAAGGCAGTCAAGGAGATCGGCGAACTTGCCGAGCTGCTCGCCCAAGGCGCGGCGAAACGCAAAGCCGCCCCGTTGGACGGCGCGGTCTATGTCGTTTACGGCGGCTCAACCTTTGCCGACGAAGCGAAAAACGGCAAATTCCTCAAATCGACGCTGCACTTTACCTTCGTCCTCGCACGAAGCTATACCGCCAACGGCAAATCCACGCTGTACGAGGTCGGCGAGACCCTGACGGCAATCCAACAGGCGTTTTCAGGCTGGGATGCGGGCGACGAATATGCCGTTACCCCCTTCCGCCGCATCGCCTCGCCATCCATCGAATACAACGACGGCTTTGCTTTTTACCCCATTTCATTCGCCTGCGACACCGTGCAGGCGGCAAACTAAAGGAGCTGCCACATGGCAAAACAAAACGACCACGGCTTAATCTTTGAGGGCGACGTCAAGGTACGCAACCTCAATCAAAAAGGCTCGGGCTTTATCGACATCGGCAATACCACCGCTCTGACCACGCAGACCAGCGTGGAAACCAAAGAGCGCGTGTCCAAGCAAAAAGGCACTTATGGCAGCGCACTGGACAGCCTGAAAACCGTCAAGCCCACCGAAATCGGTCTGAAGCTCGATACTTTCGATAAAGACAATTTGGCATTGGCTTTGATGGGCAAAGCCGCCGTCATCGAATCAACTGCGCAGGCAGTTACAGACGAGACCGTAACCATCGGTACAAAAGGCATGGCGTACAAGCTGGCGCACGGCAACATCGATCCGGCTACCGTTAAAGTCAAAAATAAAGGCAAAACTGCTGTCGACGCGGCACATATCGACATTAATGCCACCTTGGGCATGATTACCATCCTGCCTACTGCCGACACCGTCAACGACGGCGAAAACGTCACCGTCGAATACAAAACCCGAGATTCCGGCGGCTATAAAGTGTCCGCGGCCACCTTGTCCCGCTTGGACTTGGAAATCTATGTCGACGGCCGCAACCGCGTTACCGGCGAGACTGGCATCCTGCACATCCCCCATGCCGTACTGGCGGCGGACGGCAGTATCGACTGGTTCGGCGACGACTTCAACAAAGCCGAATTTAAAGGCACGGCAGTGTTGGCTTCGGGCGAGACTTCGACCTATTCCTTCACGTCGTACAACAACTAAAGATTCGGTAATAAACAAAGGCCGTCTGAAACTGGCTTCTGCGTGTAGGCGCAGCGGCGGCAGGTTTCAGACGGCCTTTTTTAAACGGGTTTTAAAACAGGATTAAATAATGGCGAATATTCAGGCAGGTTTAGAGATTAAGGCGGGCGTGTCCGGCGTTGAAAACATCGACGCGCTGGCGCAGTCCATCGAGGCGGCGGGCATCGATACGGGCAAGCTGACCACCGAAGCGAAAGAGCTGGGCGCAACGCTGGCCAAAGCACAAGCGCAACAGGCGGCAATTGCAGAATATAAGGCGTTGTCGGCAGAATTGGACAATACCGCTAAAGAAATGCGTGCACTGGACGAGCTGACCGCGACGTTGGAGAAATCCATGCGCGGTGGCGGTACGCAGCAACAGCAGGCCGATTTGGCGAAACTTCGCGCCGAATCCGAACGCCTGGCAAAAAGTGAAACCGAGCTGACGGGCAAGCTGTATGCCGCCCGCGATGCGATGTCGGTGTCTGGGGTGTCCGTCAAAAACCTTGCCGCCGAAGAGGCGCGCCTGTCGTCCGAATCCGCCGCCGCAACGGCGCAGCTCGACCGCCTGACCGCCGAAGCACAAACCCTAAAGGCGATCGCCGATGCCAAAATCCAGCTCGGCATCGATACCGACGACAAGGCACGGCAGGAAATCCAAAAGACCAAAGACGCCTACGAATTGCTTAAAAACAGCGGCACACTCTCGCATGGAGAATTAGCCCGGGCGGCGCAGTTGCAGGAAGGCAAGGTGCGCGAACTTGAAGCCAGCCTGAAAGGCGTGAAGCCGTCTATTGCCGAGGTTGCTTCGGAGATTCAGGGCTTGGTTGGTGGTGCGGGCGGCTTGGCGTTTGCCACCCGCGAGGCGATGAAGTTTGAAACCGCTATGGCGGGTGTGAAAAAAGTCGCTGACGGTACGGACGAGCAGTACGCCAAACTTTCAGACGAACTGAAAAAAATGAGTGCGGAATTTGGCATTTCCGCCGCTGAAATGGCGGATCTTGCCGCTGCTGGCGGACAGCTCGGCATTCCGATTGAGAAATTGTCGGAATTTACCGCTATCGCGTCCAAGATGTCGGTTGCCTTCGGCATGACCGCTGAAGAGGCAGGCAATGCCGCCGCAACGATTGCCAACGTGTTCCAACTCCCAATCGGCGAAGTGGAAAAGCTCGGCGATGCCATCAACGTTTTGGGCAACAATACCGCCGCACGAGAAAAAGACATTGTCGCCGCAATGGCGCGTATCGGCGGTACGGCGAAACAGTTCGGCTTGGTTGCCGACGAAGCCGCCGCGCTTGCCGACGCATTTATCGCATTGGGCAAACCGCCCGAAGTGGCTGCGACCGCCATCAATGCCATGCTGCAAAAACTGCAAACCGCGCAAAGCCAGGGCAAAGACTTTCAGGCGGCCTTGGAAGGTATCGGTACGTCTGCTGATGAGATGGCGGCCAATATCGCCGCCAATCCGCAGCAGGCTTTGACAGACTTCTTGCACAAACTCGAAGGCTTGGATAAGCAAAGCCGCGCCCTGACACTCTCGCAACTCTTCGGCACCGAGTACAGCGACGACATCGCGCTTCTGGTCGGCTCGCTCGGCGAATATGAAAAGGCTTTGGGCTTGGTCGCCGACAAGGGACAAGTCGTTGGCGCGATGCAAAAAGAGGTGGCAAACGCCATGTCCACCAGCGAGGCACAGATTGCCAAAGCCAAGCAGGAAATCATCAACGTTGCCATCGAGGTCGGCGAAAAGTTGCTGCCTTTAGTGTCTCTATTGGCGAGTACGGCCGGCAGTGTGGCAAGTGCAATCGGAGCGATTACCGAAGAGTTTCCGGCTTTAACGCAACTTGCCGCACTGTTCGCAGCAGGCGCAGTTGCCGTCAAGGCTTATGAGGCGGCTGTTCGCCTGACTGGTGGTGCGGTATCGGCATCATTTGCGACCCAGCGTGTCGGAATTGAAGCAACCAAAGCATCCATCCTGTCGACCACTGTCGCTGCACGAGAGCTGGGCATCGCGCTCAAATCCGCTGCTGCCGGTAACGGTTTCGGTAATGGCGCGGCGGCTGCGGGAGCATTGGCTCAAAATCTCAAGACGGCGGCATCCAATGCCGGATTATTGTTTGCGGCTTTTGAGGTTGGCCGTGGTGTGGGCGGCTGGCTGCGCGAAAATACGGATTTAGCAAAAATTTTCGGCGATAACCTCGCCCGTATTCCTGCCATTTTGGATAGTCTGTTTACCACCGGCGGTCTCGACAAGTATCACGAGTTTTTCAAAACCGAAGCTCAAATTAAGCGCGAGTTGGAGATAGCGGATAAAAAAGCCCAGGAAGCTGCCGAAAAAGCCGCCGTCGCCAAGAAAAAAGCTGCCGAAGAAGAGGCCGCCGCCGTCAAAGCCCTGCAAGCCGAATATCGTGCTTCCGCTGCCGAACAAGCTGCGTTGGAGCGCAGTATGGCTGCCTTGCGTGCCGACGGGCGCGAAAACAGCGACTTTTATCACGAACTTGCCGTAAAGCTGGAATATGCACGCCTTAAAACCGCCGAACTGAAAGCCGAGCTGGATAAGAAAAATATCAAAATCAGCGCAGATACAGGCGAACTTTCCGAAGCGGAAAAAGCCCTTAAGGCATTGGGCTTGACGGCGGAAGAGGTAACCACCGGCATAAGTAAAAAATCAGCGGAAGGCATTGCCAACTTTTCTACTGCCGCAGCAAGGTATGGGAACGATGCCGAGCAGATTGGCCGGGTGTTTCAGGCCGCGCTCAAGCAGATGGACAGTAAAGAATCAACCGATGCTCTTTTGGCCGAATTGGAAAAGGTAGGCAAACAATCCGGACTGACGGCCGAGGAAATCAAGAAAATCGGAGATACGGCAAGGGAGTCGACTGACAAGGTTGCCGACGCCTTCGCTAAACTCGGCGTGGACAGCAAGGCCGTGATGACGGGAATCAGCAGTGATGCGCGGCAGGCATTTGCTGATTTTCAGACGGCCTCGACAGAAGCGGCGGCGGCCGGTCAAAAAGATGCCAAGCTGATACAGGCAGCCTTTGAGGCCATGATGGGCAAACTTAAAAGCAAGGAGGAATTTGCCGAGTTTCAACACCAGCTCAAAGCCAGCGGCGACGCGGCACTGTTGACGCAGGAGCAGCTTGCCCGGTTGGGCGACGCGGCTTCGGGCGGTGCGGAAAAGGCCAAAGCCGCCTATCAAGGGCTGAACGATACTGCCGCTAAAACAGGCGAAGCCGCGAAAGCCGCGCATGACAAAGGCTCGCAAGCGGCGGAAAACCATGCCCAATCGGTCAGAAAAGTGGCGACAGCCAACAAAGAGGCGGCAGTGGAGGCAGACAATGCAGCCAAAGCAGCGGCAAATGCATCTAAATCGTTTAGTGATTACGGCTACCGTCTGACGCAAACGGCAGGCTTTTACAAGCTCAATAATGAGCAGCTGGATTTGATGAACCGACAGTTCTCCGGGATTAAGTTGGGCATGGAGGCAACATTCCGCGCTGCTCAGATGAAAGAGTACACGCAACAGATTTACAGCGCGAATACCGCGATGCAAAGGCTGACCAATGCTGCTGCTCAAGGCGCAGTGACACAGGATATCTTGAACGATGCGGCCAGCGCAGCATCTCGTGCTGCCGATAAATTGGGGAATACTGAGCTGACCAAATTCCGCAATGCGATATCCGATGCCCAACGCCGGTTGAATGCCCTGCGCCAAGAAGCACATGATGCAACCCGCGCGCTTGAGGCCGAACTTGCCGAGCTTAATGGCAATACGGAAGCGATTTATTCTTTGCAGCAAGAAAGAAAAATCCGTGAGCTGCAACAAAAACTTGACAATGCCAACCGCCTCAAACAAACCGACGTTGCGCGCGAATATCAGCGTCAAATCGATTTGCAGCAACAGATTTACAACAGGCAGCGCAGCAAGCGCGCCGAATCTGCCGCGCAAGAGCAAGTCCGCAACCAAGGTTCGTATGGTAACAGTAATGCCGCCCAGCGGTTGCAACAAATTGGCAATCCGCAGGTTAATATCGACCCGGAAAAGCTTAACCAAATTTTGGCGCAGCGCGACCAAGCGGTTGCCGAGAAAGCTGTTAACGGTTTTATGAATAGTTTACAAGCTTCATTAAAGCGTACGACATAATTCAGACGGCCTGCAACCATCTGACTGCAACCATGCCAAGCCCCGATTTTCGGGGCTTTTGTTTTAATAGGGTTTTGAGAAAAATACGCAAAGGCCGTCTGAAATGGCAAATCAAGAATGGACGCTGAAACGGAAAGACAATGGCGTGGCCGTACATCTGCCGCAGGATATGCGCTGGGACGATGAATTTGAATGGAACAAGGTGGCGCAGGCCGCTCCGCAGCGCACCTTGTCGGGCGGATTGGTCATCCAACAAGGCATTAAGGCAAACGGTCGTCCGATTACGCTATCGGGCGATTGGGTGTGGCTTGATTTGAGTATCTTGCGTACGTTGCGCGATTGGACGGACGTACCCGAATTGGAGATGACGCTGACGCACTACGACGGCCGCGAATTTAATGTTATTTGGCGCACCCATAACGCGGCTTTGAACAATGTCGAGCCGGTGCATTACTCAACGCCGGAAACGGATAGCGAACGATACACCGCCCAGCTCTGCCTGATGACGTTTTAAGGTCGTCTGAAAACAGATTTAAACAGGATTTAAAAAGGTTTCAAAAATGGAAAAAACAACGCGTCTGACGCAGCAGGATTTGCAGATTTACCCCAGCCAGCGCATGACCGATACGCCTGATGGCGGCGGTTTGATGGTCGGTCAGCCGCTGACCGGCGAGGATAACGAGATTTTCCCGCCCGTCTCGGACGTTGACCGTACGATGGGCAGCCTGGACGCGCGCCTGCTGTACCCTGCCGTTTTGCGCAATGATTCCGAGCCGCTTTACGGCGGTCATTTTGTCATTACCGAGCCGCCGACCTCTGAAAACGTGTCTTTTTTGGCTTTCAAAGCGCGCAACTACGGCGAGAGCCGCGCTGATATTATGCCGCGCATTGAGGCGTATTCCGTGCCGACGGTGGAAAGTCGCATGACGTTATTGGGTCGCCATTTGGCGGGGGTACGCCTCGTGCAGGCATATCAGCGCGTAGAAGCTCCTTTGCCGAAGGTCGGCGAGCGTTATTGCCTGCAATATGAGGAAAAAACCAAAGATGTGACGCGCCGTATCACGGAGTATTTCCGCATTATCAACATCGAAGATGAAGTGCGAGTTTTTGAGATCCCAAAATCAAACGGCGAGGTCGAGGAAGTGCCGCGCCGTGTAGTCAAAATGGAAATCAGCAATCCGTTAACCCGAGATTTTGACGGCGTCGATTATCCGGTCAAAGGTTATGCCGCGCCTAAAGTTAAGATTTTAGAAACCCAAGTTGCAGATTCCGCGACTTATTATGGTGTCAAACCTGTGTCAGACGGCCTTTCGGCAGGAGATGCCACGCTGACGGTGTCAAGCATTTACGAAAAGCTTGTACCGACCTCGACAGTCGAGACACCTTATGCGGACGAATACCCGGTTCCCGGGGAAGCATGGGTCGCCGCTGCGCCGGAAAAGCAGCTTTTTGCGGGGCGTGTTGATAGTGGAACCTTAACTTTGCCTTCGGCTGTTTTACCCGGCAGTATCAAGATTGGGAACTACACAGACAATGGCTTCGGTCAACTTAAAAGCGGGGACAATATCGTCAATGCCGATTACGCTCATGGGCGTCTGAGTGGTTTGCCGACAGGTTATTACACGGTAACTGCGGTTCCGGGTGCTAAATCATCATCCGCTCGATATGCTATTGCGGTAGAAATTAAAGAAACCAATCACGGTACATCATTTGCCCCTCTGCTTAGACCTAATCCTGCTTTGGGTAGTTTAAAAGTGTCTTTTATGGCTTTGGGCGTTTGGTATGTTTTGACCGATACAGGCGACGGCGTGTTACGGGATGAGGCTGGTAAAAGTGTAGGTACGGTATCGTCTGCAACAGGCAGTGTATTGCTTAATCTACCGTCTCTTCCGGATGTTGGCAGCCGTTTGGTGTTCCAATGGGGAGACTCCTCTGGTTTTACGTCTTTTGATGGCGGAAAGACGGGCGGAAATAATCTGCCCAAGGCGGCAAACGGGAAGTGCACTTATTCCCTGGGGCATTCGATTAAGCCGGGAACGCTGGTGCTTACTTGGCAAAATAACGGTAAGAAAAGAGCGCAAGACGATGGCGCAGGAAAATTAACGGGTGATGCAACTGGCAGCGTGGATTATTTGAACGGTACGATTAGATTGCCGGCTTATATTGACTCTACTTCAGTTGATTATGTTTGCGATGAGCCTGAACGCATTCAGGTTGGTCTTGCTGATGGGCGTGGGTTGACCGCAGAGGAAAAAGGAGAGATATGGAATATCACACTAGGTACGGCAGTACCGGATTGGCGCGCTGTTTCTTTAACGGCTTTGGGAGGCTTTGAGGAATATACAAGTACAACCGTTTCAAACAGGTATTCTTGGGAAGTGGCAGCATTGAGATAGGAGAAGTAATGGGAGTAAAAACTGGTTCGGGCGGCTTTAAAATTGTATTGTCCGCCAACCCTGCGAAAAATGGCGAGTTCACAATCGGCGGTCGAATAGCCGAGGGTGTGAGTGGTGTAGGGTCGACAATGATCGTGCCTAAAGCGGTGTTACAGGTTACCGGTAATGAAAGATCGATGGTTGAACAAAATATTTTGGATACACCACATAAGTACCTAAAATCGCTTGAGACAAAAGAAATAAACCGTTATGGAAAAATAGTCAGTTGGTATGCAGATTACCTGACTAGTGATCCAGCTTCAATAAAAAAACGTCGTGGCAGCTTGAACGGCGGCTTGTTATTTAATGTTTTGAGCGACTTTGATCAAGGAAGCGTCTGTGTTTTTGATACCTGGTCATTTCATGACGGCGAGACAGAGATTATTGAGCGAGGCGGTACGCTTTATAAGAATTGGAATGCAGTACAAGGTTCGGGCGATGCAGTCGGTACGTTGACTACTGACGGTAAAGTCATTATCAATGACCGTAATATTGCCTTCCTGAATCTTAAAATTACAGGCGGTATCGTACGCCAGCCACAGATCAAGGGTTATGGTTATGCAGGCCGCACACCTGCCGCGCCGGTCAAGCCTGAAAGCTTTACCGTTTACGCGGGCAATGGCGAAATTGTCGGTAGAAGCAACGCCGCAGGCGAAATTACTGGCGGCATTACAGGCAAAATCGACTACGAGACAGGCTTCTACGAAATCAAGCGCGATGAGGGTTTTTACCCCGAAGATTTACGCTACAACGCTGTGACCCAAGACAACCTGCCTTTGGATTCATCGATTATTGGCATTGATGCCGTGCGCCTGCCTGCCGATGGACGCGTCCCTGTGTTCCGCAAGGGCGATATGATCGTGATTTCCAACCGTCTCAAGCAGGATTTGGGCAGCGCGTTTACTGCCGCTCAAAAAATCACGCTCAACCGTCAAAATATCGACCGCCTCTGCTTGGTCGACAGTAAGGGCAAACACGTCCTCGCCGAGAAATACACGGCAGACCTCAAAGCGGGCAGCATTACTTTTGCCGAGCCGTTGGACTTGTCGCAATATACCCTGCCGCTGACTGCCGTTTGCGCTTGGGAGGAGGAAAACCGTGTGACCGGCGTCGATATTTCAGGCCGTCTGAAACTCCAGTTTGCTATTGGGCGCAACTATCCGAAGGAGCATACATTTGTATCTTCCGCTCTGATCGGCGGCGATTTGCTGGTGCGCGCTACCGAGCCGTTTTCGCAACAGGCATGGGACAATGTGTGGAGTGACGCGCAACGCGGGGAGCCTATTTTGGCGCGTACCAATGTCAAAGACTACCCAATTAAGTTGGCCAGCAACGGCGCGATTACCGAGCGTTGGCTGATTAAATTCATTACTGCAACCCAATTTGAGCTTTACGGCGAGCGGCTGGGCTTGGTCGCAAAAAGCGATACCTTGACCGATCTTGCGCCGACCAATCCGGCAACCGGCAAGCCGTATTTCACGCTCAAAGCGGCGGCATTCGGCGGCGGCTGGTCGGTACAGAACTGTATTCGCTTCAATACCTACGGCACGCCGTTGCCCGTTTGGATTTTGCGCAGTGTTCAGCCTTCGCCGGACAAGCAAAACGGCCGCGATGGTTTTACCGCGTGTTTGCGCGGTAATACAGTGGCCGAATAAAAGATAAGGCCGTCTGAATAGTGCTTTCAGACGGCCTTTATACCGTTTGTTTCTTTTTTATGCCGTTTGTTTTAGAATACATTATTTAAAATAAATATGGAGAATGAAATGGAAAACTATTACAAACTTCTTGGGATTATGTCATCTGCAACGGAAGAAGAGATTAAACGGGCTTTGAGGCGTGCTGCGGAGCGACAGGCGCTTGAATTGGATGAGATAAGATGGTGTCGCGAGTATTTACTGAATCCGGCGGCAAAGGCGGAATACGATAAAATCCTCCATGCCGAAAATCCCGATCTTGCCAAAGAAGAAAGCGAAAAAGCGAAAGAAAGAGAAAAGCTCAGACAGAAAAATAAAAAAAGCGGAGGGTCTGATTTCTTGAAATTGATCGGCACCGGGATTCTGGTTTCCATCCCGATGCTTTGGTTTACATTCAAAAACAGCGGTACGTCATCTAAGCCGAGTGTATATCAGGCGCAATCAGCCTGCGAAAGCGCGGTAACGGGTATTTTAAAATCACCTTCTTCGGCTGATTTCGGCGGGTGGCAACGACGTGAAAATGCTGATGGGACGTTTGAAATAAGCGGATATGTCGATTCGCAAAACAGTTTCGGGGCTATGTTGCGTGCGCAATTTAGCTGCTCCGTCGATGCAAGCGGAAATCAGGCGAAAATTACTTATTTCCGCTGAAAAACAAAATAGAAACAAGCAAGTGAGTGCAACTATGCCAAGCCCCGATTTTCGGGGCTTTTGTTTTAATGGGGTTTTAAATCATTGAAGTAAAAAGAAAGGCCGTCTGAAATGTTTGATACGCAACGTGTGCCGGTAAAGGTTTACCGCTGGGATGACGAGGGTGCGCCGCAGGTTGAATCGGCGGCAGGCAGTATTAAAACGATTTTAAAAGCCTGCCTGGTTACCGGTTATGGCGAGGGTAATAAACGCAAGGACGCTCTAGGCTGGGAAATGGCGTTTGAAAAGGCGCAAGAAGCCTGTTTCCGCAGTACGCACCCGAAGGCGACAAAGTGGTGGCTGGGGGTGGATGATACGAAGTATTTGGCAGGCGGCGATAGAGATAGTCGTTATACCGATGTCTGTGGGATTTTGGAGCCGACATCTGCTACAGCGGGCAAGGAGGTTCAATATGTTTGGCGTAATTCGTATAGGGTTCGGTTTACTAGTACCTATTATTCCGATAATAGTTTCAGATTGGAATGGGTTTTAGTAGGTCATGCACGTGCCTTTGCCCTTATTTTGCTGAGTCCGGACAATTCGTCCATCAGCCCTGTACTTTATTTTGGGGAGTTTCCAAGCCTGGCGGTGGCGGATGAGCATCAAAACCTATTGGGGCTGGGTGGGCCCGGAGACAGAAGATATTTTGCTTTGAATGACACCAACGCATTTCATTGCTCGGCCATGCGCGATTACAAAGGGGATGCGCCAAATGCATTTTATTGTGGTGCTAATGTGGTTCAATCCTCTGCCCCTTACCCAAGTCCTATCAGTGGCGGCTTTACTGCTTCCGACCTGTATCTTTTTGAAGAGCTTAATGGCAGTAAATATGCGATTCGCGGCTTAGTTCCGGGTTTGATGCGGACCAACGAAGAGATGCCGAGTAACAGTGTTATTCCGCAAGGTACTGTTTACGATAATTTAGACAATTCCGGCGATGAATGGATGTATGCCAAAGTTTTTAGTAATCGTTCCGGCCTGCTGATCAACCTCACAGCTTGGGAGCTGTAGGTCATGCCGAATTATGTTTTCCGCAGCCATCTTGCCGTTAAGCGCGGCAAGACGCGTGGCAAAATCGTCAACCGGATTGCGCGCAGCCGTACCGTCAAATCGCCGCATTGGAAATACGGCGGCCACGGCTATATCGCCGGGGAAGGTACGGGCATTGTTACGGTGGGCGGCCAGCCGGCTTCGCGCCGTATTTATCTGTTTACCCGGCCTAATATGTACTGCATCGCTGATACTTGGAGCAAAGAAGACGGCAGCTACCGCTTTGACCGGCTCAAGGAAGACGAGGAGTATTTGATGGTGGCGACGGATTATAAAAAGCAATACGAGCCTGTTTCTTATGATTTTATTAAGCCTTATGTCGAGCGTGACGGCGGCGGTTGAGGCCGTCTGAAATGTCCGAAGACAAAATTTATGCTGATTCGGCGCGTATCCCTTTGCCTTTCGGCTTGGCGATTGGCTCCCGTCCGTCGTCCAGGCTCTTGCCGTTGGCTTTCAGACGGCCTTTACGCCATATTGAGGATGGCGGCGAGATTATTCCCGATACGCCGCTTAAGCCTAATCCGTACCGCCCTCCGGATGGTTATGCGACTGTTTCGGGGGCGTGGGGCTTTGTGCAGCAGGCGGTGTCAACGCAGGCGGTGTGCGCGGCCGGTCGTTATGATTTGGGCGACATGGCTGCCCAAGTGTCGGGGATAACGGCAGAGGCTGTCGGGGAGGCGGTTTGTTTTCAGACGGCCTTTTCGGATATGCCTGAGTTGGAAAGCTGCCTGCATGAAACGGTCGGCTTGTCTGACGGGGTTGCCGGGTGTATGCAGGCGGTGCAGGTCGGAATGGATGGTCTGGACGGCTGTCTGCATGATGCTTTTCCCGATGATTTGTTCCTAAGCGGCTGTAATGCGGATCAATCGGCGGCGGGTCTTGGCGAGGCTTTGGCGGCGTGTTCGGAGAGTGTGTTTTCCGATGATGCGCCGGTTGGCGATTGTTTGGTGTCGGAGGTGCGCGAGGCGGCGGTATTGGCACGCTGTGCGCATTCGCAAAGCCTGCCTGCTTTGGCTGTGCCTTGCGAGTATTATGAGATTCCGGTTGAGCCGGAGCCTGTGCCTGAAACTTATGTTTGCGGTATCCGCCCGCCTTCAAACCGTCTGCACCTGCGCTTTTACCGTAAAAAGATTGCGCACGATGCGCGCCATATTCCGCTGCCGTTTGCCTGCTTTGATACGGTAAGCACTCCTGTTTTAGACGGATATATCATGCAAAATATTATTAAGGCTACGGTTGACGGCCAGCCGATCGGGCTGTTTTCTGCTTCCTTTACGACGGACACTGCCGGTTATTGCTGGCAAGGCAGTTTGACTGTTTCTCCCGATGATTTCGCCAAGATTAATCCTGATGCCCGCCCGAAAGGCCGGGAAGCCGAAATCGAGGTGCAAATCAATGCGGATACTTTTGTCATCATCGCGGAAGATTACAGCGACAACCGCCGCTTCGGGCAAAAGAGCTATACGGTAACCGGCCGCAGTGTTACCGCCCGTTTGGGCGCGGACTATGCGCCTAAAGGCCGTGGTACATACCGCAATACGATTTATGCGCAACAAATCGCAACGGAGGTTTTACGCCCGACAGGTGTGGATTTGGACGGCTGGACGATGGTTGATTGGTTGATTCCGGGAGATGTGTATTCGTTGACCGATAAAACGCCGATTGCTGTTTTACAGGAGCTGGCTCAAGCCGCCGGGGGATTTGTGGAGAGCGACCGCGCCCGACCTGTTGTCCGCTTTAAGCCTAAATGGAAAAAGGCTTCTTGGGAGGTTTCCGATGCGCCTGCCGATGTCAGTGTCCCTGTCAGCGTGATTTTCAGCATCAGCGGCCAGCGCAATGTATCGGAGCGTGCCAACGGGGTTTATGTTTGGCCGAGCCATAACAAGGGCAAAGGCGCGGATGTGTACCGCAACGGCAGCAACCGCGAGCCGCGTGCCTCCGCGCTGACCAATACGCTTTATACCGACCAGCCGGTCTTGCTTGCCGCCGGTATCGCCGCTTTAAGCGAGACTGGCGTTCATAAGCGCGAAACGGTGTCTTTGCCGGTATCGGATAAATACGCCATTCCTATGGCGAATTTAGGCGAGATTTGGCAAATCAATGAGCCTACGGGGAGCTGGCAAGGCGTGGTGGTTGGTGTGTCGGTCGAAGTCAAAATCGAAAACGATGCGCCTGTCGTGACTCAAAATTTAACGATAGACCGCTATTTTGACGAATGATTAAAGCTGGTTTAAAGATGCTTTAAAGGCCGTCTGAAAGCCATGTTCAGACGGCATTTTATCTTTTTGTTGAGGATAACAAAATGACTAATCTGTATCAAAACCTGACGGCACTGCTCAAGCGCGAACAGCGCGGCATCGCCAAAATAACGGGCGATTTGGGCGGCGGCTCATGGGCAGCGCAAACGCAAAGCGGCGGCAATCTTGTTTTAAGCGGGCAAGCCGCTTTAAATCAGCGTGTGTTTTATGATGTCTTGAGCAACCGTATCCTTGGTCAGGCTCCCGGTACTACTGTTTTAGAGTTGGGTGTATAA